ACCTTGCCTTCATATATGGGTTTATTGTGGACTGCCCGCTGATATTTGATAAAACCATTTCTAAAAACTCGGGCAGAATTAAATTCCGTTCCTGAATCCTTGTCATCATCCTGGCATTTAAGGGACACCCCGTTATATTCAGGACTTAATTTTGACAATGTCTCTTTCAATCCTTCTTTCTCACCCACCAATTCTTCGTCGGCATCTATTATCAATATCCAATCACCAGAACAATAACCAATGCCCTGATTTCTATGCAGTGAAAAATCATCTTCCCAAGGATGATTATAAATTTTAATTTTAGGGCCAAATGACTTGGCTATTTTAATGCTTTTATCAGTGGACCCGGTATCGACAATTATTATCTCATCAGCTATATCTTTCACCGACTCCAGGACTTTGGCAATATGCTTTTCTTCGTCCCTCATCATCATTGCAACCGATAATTTAATAGGCTTCACAAGATCATCTGGCATAAATACTGGAACGTGTTCCGGTGCAATTACTATCATGTCCTCTATCTGCTGAATTTTATCAACGGCCAAAAAATTATCAGTAATATATTTTCGATATTCCTCCGGGTGATATTCACCATGCAAAATCATTTGACAAAATTCATGAGCAGTATTCCACAAATATTTTTTGGGGTAAATTGTATTTGCCCCGACAAAATTATGAATGACAGGTTTCAACCCCATCGACATTGCTTCCATAATCCCCTTGCCCTGGCTTTCCAGAACGGAAGTACAAATGATATGGCTTTTATCTTTTAACCATTCCTCCGGATTCTCTACCCAACCATCGAATTTAATCTGCTTGGCCATCAATGGGTTTTGCTTTTGCATTTGCTCAAGATACAAGGCATATCTTTCTTCCTGAAAAGTGCCCCCGATATGAAGAGTATATTCAGGATCGATTTCAAGCAATTCAGCAAAGGCCGTAAACAATAGCAATGACCCTTTTTTGAAGTTAAGATAACCCAGATATGCGAGGTCCTTACCAAAGAAATCAAAAAAATGTTTCGTACTTCTGAGCGGATTGTAATTAAATTTATCAACATCAACGCCGTTGGAAATGACGTGTATCCGATCCACACTGCTTTTAATAACTGGATATTTTTTCAACACTATATCCTTAATATGCTCAGCAACAAAAACCAGATCCGTAATTACTCCCCACTTAATATAATCCAGATAACTCGTAAATGCCTCATAACTGTGGAGACGTAATATTACCTGCTTCTGGTATAGCAACTGTTCAAACCGGGTAACATTAATTGCAGACTGATCCGCCCATTCAATCCAGATTATGTCAGCCCATTTTGCTGCATTAAAGGTCTGCTCAAGATCATTGGTCACGCAAATCCTTGTCTCGTAATTTGCTTTAAAATGATCTGACACCTCCGCTAAATGACCGTCAAGCCCAGGTGAACATATGATTGCCACTTTTTTCAAATCAACTTTTCCCATTTTCAATCCTCCGTAGATTTCATTTCCGAATTAAGTTTTTATGGGGCAGGGCAGTCGGAAGCCGCCTTTTCGGTCATGAACCTATCCCCATATTCTTTTATACTGCGTATGTCGTCATATTATTTGGATCTGTTTGGTATGCTATCGTAAATCTGATAAGCACCCCACACCAGGGTTTTTCTCCCTGCCCTATTTCATAATCATAGCCTTTAAATATCAAATCCGATACCGTTTCATTCAAGTCATAGTTTGGATCATCCGATACTTTTGGGGCTGTTGTAGCCCGGTTTAATGCCGTTATAATGTCTGCTGCCAACTTATCCACCACATCAATAAACGGATCATCCCTGGTCAAGCTATGGGCTTCAATAAATAACTCAAGATTCCTGTTGTCATCATTGTAAACTGTTCTCTCATTTGAAAGAGATGTACACCAATAATTAATTGCCGGTAAATCATACCCGTTAAATGGCTCAAGTTTCGCTCTTTTAACCTTTTTTATCGTGTAATTGTACCCGTTATTGGTGGTTATCTTTTTAAGCCGGGCATCAATTTCATCTAATATGGTTGTTGTAGCTGGAGTTGCCATTTAATCTTCTTCTCCAATCAAGTCTACTAATCTTGATAATATTGTTGGTATCTGATCTTTTGCAGCATCAACCATGCCCAACCTGGCGGGGATCGTGACTTCTTTTTTAAGTACCATCATCATTTTGTCACCTAAAAATACTCCCCAATTACCAGCCTTTGATTTATGTATATGTGCACCTTCATCAAACAGCATTTTTGCTGATTTTCTCATCACCCCAGCGGGAGTCAGGTTTGAAAAAACCGGAATATTCAGATAAGGCCCACCGGGTACTCCCGTATATTTGTCAATCGCCTTTACTGTTCCGCCAATTTCCTGCATAGGGGCATATCTTATTTTCGTTCCCAAAACATTAGCCGTGCTATGAAATGATGCCCGCAAAGTTTTAAGAGTTGTACCTGTTACGCTTGTTTGCAATGACCGCATCAAATTCCCGGTCCGTGAATTAATAATCATAGAAGAAAATCTGAGCTTGACTTTCTTATCCGCATCCAAAACAGCTTTTGCAAATATCTCCCTTGCATCGTCAAATGTTTCTTCCGGCAATTCATCAAGATATTCTCTTACCTCTTTGAAATTCCGAATCTCTGCATTTAATAATTCATCAGCCATTTATACTAACCTCAATGGATGTTTATATTGATTCAGCATTCGCTTAACTTCCTTCAAGAGACCAAGCTCCGGCCTTTGAACTGATCCACCCGCAGTCGACACACTACTTGCCCCAATCTGATCTTTGGCCTGAAACTCATAAGCAGTTTGCATTAGAGCCGCCCTGGCCATTGCATCCGGAACAACAGAAATGCCCCCGGTATAAACAATGACTATTTTTGCTTTTGATAACGAAACAGCTAACTGAATTCCATATTCCGTGATTTCATATTCCTCATTTTCATCATACGTTTCGGACTCTCCGATTATCGTAACCGTGACCGATGATACGGCAGTAACAGGAATGGCTGGAAGAGATATCATTGACCGTTTGCGAGATCCGATATAAATCGTTTCTGTGCGTTCCGTTGACTCCAGCAACCGACTAAGATATTCTTCAATAGCAGATGTTACAGATGGCCGGAGAATCTCCAATGCTGGATATTCTGTTATTGCGGCATCTTCCAAACCAAGCAACGCTTTCAGAGCTGAATATGTCACAAGTTCAATTGCCATTCAATTATTCCTTCCGCCGTCTTGTCGTCCTGGCAGGCTTGCGTTTTGCTTTTGGCTTTACTGCTTTTTTGATTACAACCTTTTCCGGCGTCTTGATTTCCACTTGTTCAGGAGTCTCGATTTCAATAACCTTCTCCGGTGTTTTCACTTCAACGACCTTGAGCTTTACTTCCACTGCCACCTCCATCTGCTCAACAAAGACTTTCGCAAGATCATTTCCGGGGATACCAGACAAATTGTATTCCTTCCCGGCAACATAAGACCTCACTGTAAAACCGTCTGGGCTGCCTTTCGTTGTCTCCAGCATTTTAATCTTCATAATAAATGCATCCTTTTTTTATTTAAACTGTCTTACAGTTCGTATTTTAAACGATAATTTAAAAGTAATACCCTTATATAGATATCGACTTAAAAACCTTAATACGGGCTTGTAAGGCAGCGGCAAATTGGATAAATGGGCTATGGGAAGAGCTATAAACTGTTTCTCATAGCCCATTTTAACTTATTCCAACTCAACTACTCTTATTCAGCCGCAACGCTCCGCAAAGGCCCGAGCACACTGGTCACACTGAATACGCATGTTCCACCCAGCGTAATACTCAGGCGGCTATAACGCCCTCTGGGATTCGGCACATGGATTGTATCACTCCCAGTCGCGGCAATGGTACAATTTACATCGTTCCCCGCCCCACTGGTTTCTTTTATCCATGTCGAATCATCATCACTATAATACAAACTTGCAACAAACGAACTGGCAAACACACCACAGGAAATGAAATAACTCACGGACGGAGCGAGTGCATGGTCAATGCTTTCCGTGTTGTAATCAGCGGCCCCCCTGCTCTTAGCAAGTTTACCGTCATCATCTAATGTGTAATTTACTCCAGGATCACCTTTCATAATATTCTCCTTCTGTCCAACATTAAAGTTTTAAAAAAACCTTGCCAAAAGCACTTGGGAGGATGCATCTGGTTTGCAAATGCTTCCGACAAGGAAACAAAATACTAATTAAAACGGCCCGCCTGCACCGGCCACAACTGCACCCGTTGCATCAAGCGGTTCCCACCAAATATGAAAAACAACAGTTCCATCGGTCGCGGCATGAGTAGCAATGGAGTACCCAACATCTACACCCTGAGTTGAAACTACATCAAAAATAACACTTGTGAGGGCTGATTGCGCATCGCCACCAGCTACCGGAGTTGTGGCTGCTGCACCATATACAGCAGATACAACATCACCATCAGTAAAAGTAGTACCTGCACTATCCAGAGCTGTGGCGGCAAAGATCGCTGCTGTATTACCAGCAAACCCAAGAGCCATAGTTCCATCATTACTGGTGGTGACAGCGGTCTCCGTAACTTCTGCCATAATTTGCATGCGAACAGCACCGGTCACTTGCGCTATTTCATGAGCGGCAACGGTCTGCCAAGTCGCTTCAGAAAGAACAGCCGTAACCGTGAAATAATTCGGGGCAACCGGGCTTGACGTAGAATCAGCAACCGCATCATCATCCCAAAGAACATTGGATATTGTCATCGAACCAGGATCAACAGCGGTCGTCTGGACATCAGTCCTAACAAGGACATCCTTAATAGACCCAAGAGCGGCCCCGGTAAATTCAATCGCATGTTCCCCATTGGTCAGATTGGTAATTGATCCACCCTGAATTAATACTTCAAGATCCACGGTATCTGACCAAATCGCACTTACAGAATATTCACCATATAAATACGGCTCAATGATTTGGAGATTGTTATTTACTCCGTTTCCCGCATCAATAAAATGAGCGGCCCCAATTGCGTCAGCAGTGAATTGAGTTGGGCGAATTATCTTTACTCCATCCGCAGCGGCAGCAAGATCAATGGCGTCCACAAATTCAAAACTGGAAGTCGTGGGCTCAGGAAATACAGCATCAATCAATTCGAAATCATCCCCTGCCGCCTCAACCATGAACCCGGCAACTACTGCACTAACACCCGCAAGATATCGACCACCAAAGATTCGGCAACCCGCCGCCCCTACTGCGATGGTTCCATCCGTATCGGTAAAAGTATAAGTTGCCTGGGAATAAATTGACCCCTCATGGACAATAGTAATGCCCGCCTTGTCCAGATCAAACCCATTAGCAGCGGCATAAGATTCGGCATGCCCAGCAGCCACCCTGATAAGATCCCCATTGGAAGCTGCCGCCAAATTAATAGCAGCATCAACAGTGAGGGAAGCATCTGTCCAGGATGTACCAGCGGCTGTCCCGCTGGCCCCTGAATCAACATACCAAACATCTCCACTGGTTTCAATTCCAAGCCCTGCCTCAAAAACAGGGACATTCTTGACCGTTAAGTCCTGGGTTCTCACCCAAGGCCGATAATAGTCAGTGGCAAAAGCACTCGTGCTCATGATCAGCAAAACTGACATCAGCAGGAACACCATGGTTTTAAAATGTTTCATAATCTATACTCCTTTTCTACCCTTTAAATTTTAATGGTTAAGTCGTAGCAATTTTAACCGGACAAAAAGCCTCAACTAAAGTTACCTGACCACCAACCCGTTTAACAATTTTGAACCCGGTCTGATCATACTCCGCATATCGTTCAATCAATCTCTGAACGGTCAAACCTTTTCTGTCACGGATTTTGTACCCGGCCTTGAAATCACCAAATACAATAGGATAAGCATTTGCAGCGATGTCCGGCATGCCTTCAGGATTCACAATCGGTTTCCCAAGCAACAATGCAGGGGCTCCCAACTGAACCGGGGGCTGCCACAGATAACGACCTTCACCATCTTTCAGTTTCCTGATGACCGCCTCAGTAGTAGAATTGAATGCCCATGTACCATTTGCCCGGTAAGTCTTTTTTGGCGTATACAAGCAGTCAACCAAAACATCGACGCCATTATGAGTACCATCCTGAAAAGCAGCAGTAATGCCACTGGCAACATACAAAGCCATTACTCTGGAATCGGAAGATACCCCTTTAGGGTTATCATCACCAGCACCAGCGGCAAAAGCATCGTCTTCAGCTTCAGCCACGGCCCGCGAGAATGCATCATTCAATTCGGCATTAATATCGGCCTCAGCATCTTCCAGGGTGTTATTACTCAGGAGGGCAATTGCTCGGCAATCATGAATCGTAATTCGTTCTGCCCCAGCCGTTAAGGTCTGAGTACTGATTTCAAGGTTCTGCCGTCCCCATGCCACAGTAGGTTTAGAGAGCGAACCAAGCTGCACAACATCTCGCCCGGTTGTTCCAACATTACAAATCGGTCGGAGTTCGGCCATGTCAAATGCATTCATAATAATTCCTGATTCCCAATCAACAGGAACAAGGAACCCGCCTGTACCATCTGACCCACTGGACAAGGCTCGTTTTTCTTCAGGGGACCATACTGCTTTCCCTTCCTCAAACCCGAACCTAACCCACTTATCAAATGCAGCAGCCCTGAATTCATTGGCTGCTTTCTCTTCCTCATTCTCAGGAGCTTTTGGATCAAAACTGGGCCGATCCATTCTGGTTTCAATTTCTTTCATGGACGTCCGGATATCAGTAATGGCTTCATTGACCTTTTCAACTGCTTCGGTGGTCTCTGCCGTTGCCACACCGTTCCGTTTTTCCGCTTCCGCAATCGCTACATCATTTCGGGTTTTGAATTCCTCAAATGTGCGATTAAGTTCTACATTAAATTTCTTCATTTCATCCGACATTGTAAATCTCCTTTCCTTACATTAACTTTTATTTAAAATTTTTCCTGATGTTAGCCAACTGGGTGACCGGGTTTGGGGTTTCGACTTTTTCCTTCAGCCCCAGTAATGCATTAAATCGCATCTTCTCAGCATCACTAAACCCGCTGGCCCTCAATTCATCACAAAGTGTTTCGACGGCTTTGCTTCTTTCCTTCTGGTGAGCTGACCTGATTGATTCAGGTAATTCGGCCAATTTATTTCGACTCGCTTTGGGAAGGATATTCCCGGAAGAAAGTGTTTTTAATTCATCAATTGTAAACGATGTTTCTTGAGACATGACCTCAATGGTTCTCGATTCCTCCAGAATAAATGCTTTGGAAAGATCATTTTTAGCCATTGCCAGTTTCCTTGTTTCCCAAAACCGTTCAATATAATCTTTCGCCCACTGGAGGTAGGCAGCATGGAAAGTAGATAATGCCACATCTAATTTTGGCACCACCGTATTTGCAGCTTCGTCCGTCCACCAGATATCCGATACGGTTTCATATAGGGCATTCAGCAAAGTCCAGCCGCCATCATATAATTTGTTATTCTCAATAGTGGTGTTAAAATCTTCATCCCTCTTTTCTTCATTGGCCTTTTCCTGAGCAGCTTCGTCATCGATTACTTTTTGAGCCGCTTCTCTGACACCAGTTATCTTTGCGGTCTCATTGGCCTCAAAGGTAACAGGAGAAACTTCATACAGCTTGACTTCGGTAATCTGCCTGATGTTTTGGATTTCCCTACTTTGAAGAGGAACAAAACCAAATGACAAAGTATCAATCACTCCGGCCTTGAGATTCTTGAAAACATCTTCAGCCTTACTAACACCTTTGGTCAGCAAGCCCCGGACAAATAGCCCTTTATCATCTTCCGTGATTTCAATAATCTTTCCAATAGGCTCGTCAGTATTATGATTCCATAACACCTTAATCCGCCCACCACGTTCTTCGATGGTCTTCTTAAATGCACCTCGTTTAAATGTTGATTCATAACTGTCAACAGAATCCCAGGTTACAGCATACCCTTCGAATAAATACTTATCTCCTTCTGCCCTAATTTCTGGAGTAAAATTTCTAAACTGAACTGATTTGTCTGCCATGATATCTCCCTTTTATAATTTATTGAATTTCAAAAATAGTTGAACATCTGCAATTACAACGATCCCCAGGTGTCAGAACTAAATCCAATGGATACATGGGGCCTAATGTCGCCCCATCTTTAGCAGAAAACCGTTCGTTTATTTTTACTGCCTTTTCTGCCGCCCTTTCTATATGCAAATCCCTGACCTCAAATCCGGAATTGACCCACCGCTTATGAGTTGCTCCGGTTTCTTTTGCACTCACATATTGACCAATGCTGGCCGCCGTCCCTGTAATCGTCCGAGATAACATCAATGCTCTTGGCGCCTCAAATATACCGGTATCAACTATGGCCTGTTGCAATTGAGATACTGTCCACCCAGCATCAATTCCTTCTTCCATCTGAGCAATTAATTTGGTGACAGTAGTCTCATCGAGCAAAGAAAGTTCTGTAAGGACGGTTGCTTCATCTTCAAAATATTTATCAATCAGGACTTTGGTCTCATCAGCAACCGCCCTCTTCTCAATGACTACCTGGCCCGCTGCTTTGTATGCATAGGTGGATGTCAGCTCTGTATAAAGTTCTATCCAGTCATCTGATGTGGTAGCAATTAGTTTTTCGGGATCTATCTTGCTAACAAGATCCCCTGCCTTTGCATTCTTTTCCAAAGCATCAAAGATAATCTCCTGCTGATCACCAAGCAGTATTTCGATATCCTTACTCTTCTTAATTGCATAATCTTCCCTGGCATCTGCCTCTTTGTCCAGATCCCTTGTCTGCAATAGCTGCGGCATATCCCGAGTTAAGAAACCTTCATCAGCTGCTTTTATCTCAAGGGCCTCTTTAACAGCCGCATTAGAAACATGGGAAATATCCCACCCTTCGTACTCTTCAATCCCAAATTCGAAAACCTGGTTAAGCTGGCTGAAAGGCACGCCCATTTCAAATAAGGTCTTGGCGGTCTTGGATCTTTCCATCATTGCCCGTCTTATAGCCGGAACCTTATTGAGGTTGTACGATATTTTATTTCCGCCTAATTCATCATAGAAAAAGAAATTCAACGTATCTTTCAAATCATTAAGTAAGGGGATTATTTTCTGAAACCAGAATATCAATTCGGAAGTCTGATAATTATTATAGGTAGATGATTCCTGTGTTCCTGCATATTGGGGCGGAACACCGAATATGATAAATATCTCATCCCGGTTAAATTTTCTACTCTCAAGAAAATCCATCTGGACAGGAGTCAATGCCGTCCTGATATATTTTGCTTCGGACCCCACCACACCTAATTTTCGTGCATTACCCGAACCGGCATACTTCTCGTTCAAACTATCAGCTACAGCATCCGATTGAGATTGACTCTGGAATTCTCGCTTGAATGAAAACACCCCGTCAAGCACACCCCTATTCTGCATTGCTGATTTATTCCAATTTAGTTGCTCAACATCTATATCAACAGTTTTGGCAACGGCCTGGAGCGGGCCTATTCCTATGTATGGATTAGCCGGATCAAAATACATAAAATGAATTATTTCATCTGGTTCAAATTTTACACTGGTTTCTTCATCAAGTGCATACCCCGCAATCCATTCGGAAACATCCTTCGTCAATACTGGCCTCAGCCTATCAGGGGACACCGGCCATATTTCTGTCGTCTGCCGCCCGACCTTCACTGCTTTTAAATATGCGTTACCAGTAAGTTCAAGCCAAGAAATCAACAATTCAAAAAGGTCTTGCCGTGATATAGATTTGTTCGGACGCTCCAAAACCCCTGCGAGATAATGATCTGTAAGTTCTCCTTCATCATTTACCACTCCCCATTCAACAGAAGCTGCGGACTTTGTAATCAAGGTCACTGCACGATACACCCAGCTATTTGCTTTGTATCCGTCCTTGACTGCTTTCCTAACTGTCCAATTATTGTAAACCGGAGCCCCGGTCTTAACCGCAAAATGATTTGAGAAGGCCAAGTTACGTGTGAAGAAACTTTTAATCTTTGAGAGTATTTTCATGAAATAAAAATCTCCTGTACTGTAACCGGCCAGTAATCCATCATAATCGCATCGGCATCATTTGGCGATTTTGTTCCATCAGGTTTCTTATTTATAATCATCCGACGAACCCCATCGTGCTTATAGGTAGGCTGGGACAACTGCTCAACTATATCGTGTATATTTGGAATCTCTGATGACAGACTGATTAGTTCATCGAAATTATATACTGTGCCTTTGGTGACAGCCCTGTATGTTTTTTCAAACCGTCTCCGTAATTCCCACCAA